CAAATATTAAATGAACAATTTAGAGAAAATAACGGAGGTTTATTAGGTTATGGCGATTTAGGAACAACATACGATATTGATGGTACTGATTTAAAAATAGAAACGCAATTTGATAATCTTATGTTTGAAAGATTAACAGATAGAACAACACTTGATATTACAAATATACAAGTAGGCAAATCTATTAATAAAACACTTCAACCATATTTAGGCAAACCATTTATATTTTACAGAAATGGTTATCAGTTTTATGATACACCGATTAAAACAAATGCTGGATTTGATTTAACGTACACATGGCAAACAGCAACAGAAAACGATGTAATACTTGAACAAGTTAGACAATCGGTTAATTTTTCAACAGACCCTTCTACATTCTTTTTTGCAGAAATAGATAAAAATTTATTCAGCAATTATTGGCAAGATTATATTTCAGATTTATATTCTACAAAAAGAAGAATATACAATTATAAATGTAAACTACCAATAGCAACGCTTATAAATATCAACTTAAATGATAGGATTGTTATTTCAGATAAGGCGTATATTATAAATAATATGCGTTCTAATTTAACAACAGGCGAAGTTAATTTTGAACTTTTAAATTACATTGGAAATCCATTATCTTCTGATGTAAATGCAATTCCCTTTACTGCTGATACAATAGAATATTCTGCTGACAACGATATATTAACTGCTGATATGGAATATATTATAACAGGTATATTATCATCAGAACCAAACGGAATAGAATATGACCAAGTATTAGCTACTATTGCACAACAAAAATATGATTTAAAAATAACTGCAAATCAAGAATATTTAGTTACAAAAGTAGATACAGGCGATGGCACAGGATGGGTTACTTTAGAGAATGAAACAGGTTTAAAAACAGGAATATTAGTTATAAATGTAGACAAATATACATCAGCTTTATCTGATTTAGAACTTGTTAGAAGTATGGAATTGAATATAAATATAGCTGATGAAGATTTTACTTTTACAATAACACAACAACAAATAACATGATAGCAGATATAATAAAACTATTAAATAGTTTAGATTTTTATGGAGCAAGTGATACTATTCAATTTGCAAAAGGAGCTTATCGTTGTCCAACATCTGTAAAAGAAAATTTTAGCCATTACAAAAGATGGATTTACATAATTTTTAATAATAAGAAATAATGGCAATAAAAAAAGTTATAGAAATTGATGTTGATGTTGTAAAAGCTGCTGGAGGTCTTGACAATTTTACAAAGAATTTTAAAGAAACTGAAACAGCGGCAAAATCTTTAAAAGCACAACTTCGTGAGGCACAACAAGAAGTTGCACAACTTTCTGAAAAGTTTGGAGCAACATCTCGTGAGGCGGTTGAGGCTGCAAAGAAAGCAGCTTTATTAAAAGATAGAATTGGAGATGCAAAAACACTTACCGATGCGTTTAATCCTGATGCAAAGTTTAAAGCATTAAGCGGTGCTTTAACGGGTGTTGCTGGTGGATTTAGTGTTGTTACTGGTGCGATGGGTACACTTGGAGCAGAAAGCGAAAGCACACAAGAAGCTATTTTAAAAGTGCAGTCAGCTATGGCAATAGCAAGTGGAGCACAAGCAGTTGGAGAAAGTGTTGACCAATTTAGACAACTTGGAGCAGTTGTAAAATCTTATTCAATAGTACAGAAAGTAGTAACTGCTGCACAATGGTTATTTAATGCTGCTATGGCTGCAAATCCAATAGGTGCTATTGTAGCTGCTGTTGCTGCTCTTATTGCTGCTGGATATGCTCTTATAAAAATGTTTCAAGCGTCAAGTGCAGCAGCTGAGGCAAGTGCTAAATCAAACGCTAAATTAAGCAATGAAATTAAAAACTTAAAAGAGCAAACTGAAAAATCTAATATAGAGAGTGAATTAAGTAGAGATACGCAGTTGAGAATGGCTAAAGCATCTGGACAAAGTGCTGATGCAATTAGAAAATTATCTGAACAATTAGCAATGCAGGAGGTTATTGAAAAAAGACTAAATGCAGTTAAAGCACAATCTTTATTTTTAGAAGCTCGTAGAAAATCAGAAGCTGACAAAGATAACGAGGCGTTACAAGAAACAACCAAAGCTGCTAAAAAAGCTTTTGATGAACAAAATAAAATATACAACGATGCTTTATTGGAGCGTAGAAAATTAATAATTTCAAATAGAGTTGAAGAAGTACAGGAGAGAACAAACGCAAATAAAAAAGCTAAAGAAGATGCTGAAAAATTAAGTACAGAACAAATTGCAGAAAAGAAAAAAACAGATGAAGAATTAAGAAAAGCGGAAGAAGATAGAATAAAAAGCATAGCTAAATTAGAAGAAGATTATATAAAAGAACTTCAAAATATTAATGCTAAATCCGACCAAGAGAAATTAGATTTACAAAAGAAAAGAGAATTAGAAGAAATTAATTCTCTTACAAAAACAGCACAAGAAAAAGAAAGTCTGTTACGATTATTTGATGAAAAATATATTACGCTTCAACAAGAATTAGACGCTAAAAATGCGGAGGCAACAAGAGTAAAATTAGAAGAAGAAACAGCTTTAAGAATTGAAAAAGAAGATGCGGAATGGTTACGTTATCAGGAATTGACTTTATCAAAAGCCGATTATGATAAGTTATTATTAACGCAAAAGTATGAAGAAGAATATTTAGCAGCAGAGGGCAATGCTGCACTTCAAAAAGAATTACAAGAAAAATTAGCAACTGATATAAATGCTATTGACCAAAAAACAGCAGAACAAAAGAAAATATTAAGACAACAAGAAATACAAGCTGCTGGACAAACATTCGGAATTTTAGCGGATTTAATGGGCAAGCAATCTAAAGCAGGAAAAGCTTTTGCGGTTGCTCAAGCATTAATAAATACTTATCAAGGTATTACAGCAGGTTTAAAATTAGGCTATCCGATGGCAATACCAGCGGTTGCATTAGCTGCTGTAACAGGTTTTGCAGCAGTAAAAAATATATTAAAGACAGACCCAAAAAGCGGAACAGGTGGTTCAACATCAGCACCAAGTGGAGGAGGTGGAGGAGAAACACAAGCACCTCCGCAATTTAATTTAGTAGGTCAATCATCTACAAATCAATTAGCATCTACAATAGCTGGACAACAAAATAAACCTATGCAAACATATGTCGTAGGAAATCAAGTTACTACACAACAATCTTTAGATAGAAACGCTGTGCAAACATCAACATTTGGTTAAAAAAATACGTCAATAAAAAATTAATACGTTATTACATTATGAAACTATTTGAATTAGTACTATCAAATGAAGATTTACAAGGCGTGGATTGCATTTCTGTTGTAGAAGAAGCAGCTATGGAAGCTAAATTTATTGCTTTATCTTCTGAAAAAAAGTTTGAATTTAAAGAAGTAGATAAAAAGAAATTGATATTAATGGGTATCATTATGAAGCCCAATAAAGAAATTTTAAGAATCGACCAAGATACAAACGAACAATATAAAGTTTTCTTTTCAGAGCAAACAATAAGACGAGTATCTGAATTATATTTTAAAAAAGGCAATCAAAGAAACTTTAATTTAGAACATAATTCAAGCGAAAAATTAACAGGATATTTAACAGAAAGTTGGATTGTTGAAGATACAAAAAAAGACAAATCAGCTCTTTATAATTTAGGTGCAGAAGTTGGCGATTGGGTTGGTACACTAAAATTTGATAGCGAAGAAGAATATAATAAAGCACTTCAATCAGGGACAGGTTTTTCGATTGAGGGTTTATTTGAAGAAAAAATAACTTTAAAAAAAGAGGATATGGATTTTAAACAATTGAAAGAAGAACTTGTAACTGAACTAAAACAAATGTTCACAAAACAAGTTAAGTTAGGTCAACTGAAATCAGAGGATGGAAGTATGACTTTTGAATTTGATGGCGATGCTCCAACGGTAGGAATGGCAATCGCAATAGTAACACCAGAGGGTAATGTTCCGTTGCCTGTTGGAGAATATGTTATGGAAAATGGAGCAACTGTAAAAGTTACTGAAGTAGGTGTAATTGCAGAAGTATCCGCAAAAGAAGATGTTGTTCAAGAAGATATGCAACAACCACAAGCACCAACTATGTCAGATGTATCTGAATTGAAAAATGCTATTAGTTCAATGTTGATTAAATTTAATCAAGACATGGAAGTAAGATTATCTTCTATTGAAACTAATTTAAATGCACAAAAACAAGAAAATGAAAATTTGAAAGTTGAACTTTCAAAAACTCCAGCAGTTGAAAAAACAGTAACAGCACCTTTTGAAAAAAGTTCAAAAGTAGAACTTTCATTAATGAGTAAAGCACAAAGATTACAATACACAATTAATCAAACAAAAAAATAAAAAATGGCAACAACAACAACAACAGTAGCGGGAAATCAACCGCTTTTAGATTTAACAAAAACATTATCAGTAGCGGGAGCATTAACAATTGATGATAGTGGATATGTATGTTATTTAAAATCAGCAACAGGTAGAGCAATTACTTTGCCAGCACCAACAGCAGGTTTTAAAGTTAAAGTAAGCACAGCACAAGTTTTCGCAACATCTGCATGGACATTTACCTCAACAGGTGCGAACATAAGAGGTGGAGCAATCGTAAATAGTACATTTGTACCAAGTGCAGGAACAACAACAGTTACACTTTCAGCATCTGCAGAAACTTTAGGCGATTTTTTCGAATTAACATCTGACGGAACATCTTACTTTATTAATGGCAATTTTGCCACAGCAGCAGCTTGCACATTTTCATAATTAAATAATAATATAAAAACATAAATAACAATGGCAACAACAACAACAGTTACATCTAATTACGCTGGTAAGGAAGCGGGAAGCATCATAGGTCAAGCTTTTAAAGAAGCGGATACTATTTCAAAAGGATTTGTTACAGTTTACCCAAACGTAAACTATAATCTAAATTTAAGAAAAATTCAATTAACAGGAGGTAAAAGAGAATATACTTGTGGATTTTTACCAGCAGGTGCAATCACTTTAAGCGAAAAAATACTTGCTCCTAAAAAATTTAAAGATGACTTTAGTGTTTGTAAAGAAACATTTAGAGCACAATGGTCAGAAGATACAATGGGTGCATCTGCTCACAACGATAATGCTCCTAAAGATATTATGGATGCTATTTTAGTTGAAAAATTAGGACAAACAGCTGAAGAATTAGACAGCAATATTTGGAATGGTAATGCTACAAATGCTGATGAGTTCGATGGTTTCTTAAAATTATTCCTTGCTGATGCAGAAGTAATCGATGTTGATTTACCAGCTGCAACAACAGAAGCAAACGTAGAAGCAAACATCAAACTTGCTTTAGCTGCTGTTCCAGTTGCTTTAAGACGTAATAATTTAAAAGTAGGAGTTTCTTCTGACATTTACCAAGCATATACTTTCTTATTAATATCTAAAGGTATTTCTAACGGATTAGGTGGAGATGCTAATACGGCTATTAAAATGGGTAAATACCTTTTAGAAGAAGTAAACGGTTTGCCTACAAACACAATCGTAATTGCTGACCCTAAAAACTTAATCTTTGGAACAGGATTATTAGCTGACCATAATGAAGTTGTAATGGCTGATGAAGATGAAATCGGTTTATTGACTGGATTAGTAAGAGGTACAATGGTTTACAACGCTGGAGTAAATTACTACAACGGTGCTGAAATCGTTTGGGCAAGAGAAATATAATAATAAGTAATTAGGGCAGATTAGTTTCTGCCCTTATTTTAAAAATAATAAAATATGGCAGTATGTGATTTTATAGTAAGCGGTCGCTTACTCGAATGTAAAAACTACGCAGGTGGTTTAGTAAATGCTTTCCTTGCTCCTTTTACAGATATCGCACCAACAGTAGTGGATTCTGAAATGACTGGATTAGGAACGCTTGATGAAGTATTTAAATTTGAATTAAAAAATTCAGGTAATACAGTTATAGAAACAGAAACAGCTTCAAGAGATAACGGAACAACTTTTTATGATACAGCTTTAAATATTATGTTAACGGGGTTAACTGCTCCTTTACTTAATCAAGCTAAATTATTATCAAGAAATAGAATGTTAGTATTTTTAGAAGATAATAACGGGAAGTTTCATTGTTTTGGTTTAAAAAATGGGGTTGATAAAACAACAGGAACAAGAGAATTAGGTGGTGCTTTAGGAGATTTTTACGGATTGAAATTAACACTTCAAGCATTAGAGCCAGATGTTGCTCCAATATTGTCAAGTGGTGCTGTAACTTCTTTGCTTGCAATAGTATCAGCGGATTTTATTAATGAAGGTGCATAGTTTTTAGTTTAATAAATAGATTGGTTATTAAAGCGGATTTTTATAGTCCGCTTTTTTTTTAAATCAAAAATGATTTTTTACGTTATTATAGTATGATAATATTTAAACCTGAAAATCAAACTCAAACAATAACTGTTATACCAAGATATGACGTTGAATTGGTAGATATTAATCTACGCAATGAGTCAAAAGCAACATCAGAATTGTTTGAAGAAATATCTACATCATATGCAAACGGATATATGACTTTATCAATTGATAAAAATGTATTAGAAGCTGAAAGTTACGAATTACAAATAACATCTTCAGAAACGCAAGATGTATTATTTAGAGGTAAAGCATTTGCAACTGATGTTGTAGATTTACAAAATTATAAAATAACAGTATAATGGGGGAAGTAAAAGCAATAAGTTTAGCATCGCATAAAACAGCAGTTTTTGAAGAAGTTAAACAAAGTGGAAAAAAATATATTTTAAACGGACAAAATAATAGCGGTTACGATTACGTTATTAACCGTTATAAATATTCTCCAACAAATTCAGCTATTTTAGATAGTTACGCATCATTTACTTATGGGCGTGGATTAACTGCTAATTACGATGTTTCTTTAGCACCACAAATGGCGGTTGTTCAAAGTCTATTTAAAAAAGATACGGTTAGAAAATTAGTAAAAGATTTTGTTTTATTTCACGAATGTAGCTTTGAGATAATTTTAGGCAAAACAGGAAATGAAATTGCAGAAATAAACCACTTGCCAAAAAATAAAGTAGTACCAAGTGAGGTTAACGAAAAAGGAGAAATAGAGTCTTATTGGTACTCTTATGATTGGAGTAATTTAAGAAAATATCCAGCGGAAGAAATACCAGTATTTACACCTGACACTAAAATTAAAAAGACTGTTTTTGTTGTTAAAGAATATTCAATCGATAGTTTTTATTTTGCAAGACCATCTTATTATTCAGGATTAAATTATGCTGAATTAGAAGAACAAATTTCAATCTATTGTATCAATCATATTAAAAATGGTTTAAGTGCAGGACATATAATAAATGTAAACGAGGGCATAACAGATGAGGAAGTTAAAAGCGAAATAGAAAAAAATATTATTCGTAAATGGACCGGAAGCGAAAATGCAAATAAATTTATTTTATCTTTTAATTCAAACAAAGATAACGCCACAACTTTAGAAAGCGTTTCTGTATCTGATGCACACCAACAATATCAATTTTTAACAGAAGAAGCACGTAGACAATTATTAGTAGCACATAAAGTAGTTAGTAGTTCAATAATTGGTATACAACAATCTACTGGTTTTAGTTCTAATTCAGAAGAAATTGAAACAGCTTTTAATGAAACGTTATTAAACGTAATTAAGCCAATGCAAGACTGTTTAACAGATGGCTTTGAATATGTATTATCAAAAAATAAAATTAGCTTACAATTGTTCTTTGAAAGTTTACGCCCTAAAGTTGAAAAGACAGTAGAAGTTGTAAAAATGAGTGCTGAAAAAAAAAGTAATCTTGATAATGAAGTAGCTGATGCACTTATTAAATTAGGGGAAGATATAGATTTAGAAAAATGGGATTTAGTAAGCGAAGCACCTGTTTGTTATGAAGATGATGATAAATTTCATTCATTTGCAACAACAGGAACTGCTTTTCCTAATGCAAAAAGCGAAAACGATAGCAAAGATTATAAAGTAAGATATAAATACAACGGTCAAATAAGTGATAATAGTCGTGAATTTTGTCGTAAAATGATAAATGCTTCTAAAATATATCGAAAAGAGGACATTCAGAACATGAATAGTTTAGTTGTTAATGAGGGTTGGGGCGAATATGGAACAGAACCTTATTCTATTTGGAAATTTAAAGGCGGTGGTGCTTGTAGACATAATTTTTTACGACAAATTTATGTTTCAAAAGGTTTTAAAGTAGATGTAAATAGCCCTTTAGCTGAATTAATTAATATAAATGATGCCCGTAGAGATGGATTTAACAAAGATTTAAACGATAATGAAGCGTTTGTAGTACCAAATACGCTTCCAGATAACGGATTTTTACACAGAAAATAGAATGATACTACTAATAACACCACAGCAAGTAATTGAAAAAACTCCTTTAAACGGCAATATTGACTATGATAAAATAGTTCCTTGTATTGAAGATGCACAAGTAACAGATTTAGAGCCGTTAATTGGACAGATTTTATATGATAAAATATTGACAGACTTTGAAAATGAAGATTTGACAGGTAATTATGAAACGCTTTTTAATGATTTTATAATTGATTATCTAATTCGTGCAAGTGCTAAAAATTTATTGTTTACTTTAGCATATCAAATATCAAATGGTGGCGTTTATAAACATACAGCAGAAAATGCAGAAAGCGTATCTAAATCAGAAGTAGATTATTTAATGGTGCAACAAAGAACTAAACAAGAAGTTTATGGTTCACGTATGCAAAAATGGTTAATAAAAAATAGTATTCCTGAATATTTACAATTTAGCGATATTGTATCAAGAAAAAAACAAAATGTAGGAAGTTGGTATTTTGGAAACGGAAATGATTGTTGTACTAAAGCCGATGAATATTTATGAAAGAAAAAAAACCAAATATAGCAAGGTTAAGAAACGAAGAAAAATTAAAACAATTTCTTTTCAAAAGAGAGTTAACAAAAGAAAAAAAAGATGGCAAAGCAAATAATTAATATTGGTACATCAGCAAATGATGGTACAGGTGATAAAATAAGGAATGCTTTTGCTAAAGTTAATTCTAATTTTACGGAGTTATATGATGGTGCTGGTTCTCAAACTTTAAACCAAGTTTTAATAGAAGGTAACACAACAGGTGGCGAAGATATATCTATTTCAAATGGCGATAAAATATTATTAGACAATGGAGCAAACTTAAAAAAAGGAACAACAGATGCTGGACTTGGTGGCTCAAAAGGAATAGCTTTAAGATGTGCAGTTGATTACGAATTAAAGTGGGAAGCTGGTCGTTTATATGTTATGGGTGGCGATGGCTTTACAATTCGTGAAGTATCACACAACTTTACAACTACACCAATAGTTACAGACGATGAAACAAAAGGATTTGTAGTTGATAGTAGATGGATTTTAGACAATGGCGATTTATACGTTTGTACAGATGCTACAACAGGTGCAGCAGTTTGGGTGTTACAAGTTGAGGGCGAAACCCTCGCTACTTTAGGTGCTTTAATTTCAACTGCGGGAGATGCAACACCAAACGATTCAGACTATGTTGCAACTTCATTAACTGCTGGTGGACTTCTTAAAAAAATAACTTGGACTAATGTAAAGGCGTTTCTTAAAACTTATTACGATACGATTTACCAAGTGATATTAACGGAAAGTGTATTTGGTACATTCTTAAATAGTTTAACTTCTAAAAATACCTTAATTGATGCTGATTTAGTTTCAAGTGTTGACACTGCTGATAGTAACAAAGCTAAAAAAACAACTTGGTTAAATGTTTGGACTAATTATATTAAGCCAAAAGTAGATAGTGCTATATTATCAGCTAGTAATTGGACATTAACAGGGAATGATATATGGAACTCCAATTCAGGTAATGTAGGTATTGGAACGGGCGTTGCTGCAAGAACTAAATTTGAAATTAAAGCATCCACAGGTGTTTTTTTTCAATTTTTAAACACTTCAACAAGAGCTTTTCTTCAATGTTTAAATGATACGACTAACTCAATTCCTTTAGATATAAATGCCGAAGAAATATTATTAAAAGCACAAGCACAAGATGCTCTTAAATTATCAGTTACATCTGCTAATTTTTATAAATTACCAATAGTTGAAATACCTAATTCAACAGAGGCATTTCTTTTAGAATTAAATAACACATCAGCAACAGCGAATCAAAAAAGCACTATTACCATTAAAGGAGCAGGATATACTACGGCATTAATTAAATCAAGATTGTACGGTTTAGCGGCTGGAGGTACTTTTGAAGTGTTTACAAGAAATACATCAGGGGTTGTTGATGAAGTAATGATTATAGATGCTGATGGACAATTAAAAATAACAAAAACACCAACAACAGGCACTACATCTGATAAGTTATTAGTAAGAGATACTAGCGGAAATGTTAAACAAATAGATTATCCAGCAACAATGACTAATGTAGCTGGAGGATTAGTTCCAACGCCTCCAAATAACACAACTACATTTTTACGTGGAGATGGTACATTTGCAGCACCTGCTGGTGGCGGAGGTTCATCACAAGTAAAACTTTCTTCTCAAACATTAACAGCAGGTTCGTGGACACTTGTTGGAAGTTATTATGAATATACTTTTTCTAATGCTAATATAGTATCAACAGGATTTGTAACTTTTACACCTAATAACGCAAGTATTAACGAGGTTTCAACGTGTAGAATGTTACCACAAATAGATGCAGCAACAGGCACTTGTAAGTTTTATTCATTATTTCCACCACAAACAAATATAGTAGGAGAAATCGTAATTTTTATATTATAATTTATGGGAGTTCAATTACCAATACAAAGTTATTTAAAACCTAAACCAACGCCTGCTAATTGGGTAAGACCATCTGATTGGATTGCTATTACAGATTCAGCAAATGAAGTACAGTTTTTAGTAGCAGATACTGATTTAGCTACTTTTACAATCAATACTACATTCACTAAAAATAGCGGTACTAATCTTTACATCGATTGGGGTGATGGTGTTACAGATACTATTTCAACTGCAACAGATGTATTTACAAATCATACTTATACAATAGGAACAGGTACAACCTGTTCAAGAGGTTATACAACGTGGAAAGTAAGAGTTTATACAGATGCAACATCTGTAATTACTAAATGCAATCACGTTGCTCCAAGAGCAGCAATTGTAAGTGGTTCAGTAGGATATACATTAGGATTATT